TCGCTCCCCAAGCACTCGTTGTCGCAGCGGGTACAGTAGCGTCAGTGCCTGTTGAAGATGTAATTGTAAGAGAAGTACCAGTAGCTGATGCAGCTAGATCAGTAGACCCGCCAGCTCCTAACTCACTATACTTTGCTAATCTTACACCACCAGCAGTCGATCCATCGTGTACTCTTAATGTATCATTTGTGGTATCTACAGTTACTTCACCTTCAGCTCCTGTAAAACCTCCCGAAGTAGTGTCGTGGTCTGTAGCCGACCCCCTTCTAAGTCTTACTTGTATGTTAGGCATGGTCTTATACGATTGAACCGAAGTCTAACGAAGTAGCAAGCTTATCATCAGTTACGGCATTGTTTGCGATCTTTGCAGTAGTTACTGCTAGGTCATCTATTTTAGCGGTAGTAACAGCGTCAGTGGCGATAACAGTAGCACCATCTCCAGTACTTGTTACATCTCCGGTATGGTTTGGGTGGGTGTAGTTATTAGCACCACTTTCAACTCCTAATATCGTAAGTACCTCTGTAGCAGTTAGTTCTTGTATATCCTGACCTGTACCACTGTCATTACCTAACAGTACATTGTTGGCTGCTACATTTTGTATCTTAGCGTAAGTGATAGAATCATCTGCAATACTAGCAGCACCACCTCCTACAATAGTACCGCCAGCGTTTGAGCCGTCGTGTACATATAAATCTTTAGTGTCTGTTGTGTATACAAGTTCCCCAACTGCTCCAGTAAAGGATGAGTTTTGAGTGCTTGTGCCTCTTCTTATTTGTACTTCAATAGCCATGATGATATTTTTATATTATTTTTCCGTATGTGTAAGTAGCTATAGCAGTATCGCCTACAACACTACCCCAGTCATACTCGGTTGGGATTTCTGTTTTAGTTTTAAACCCTCGTTCAATAACAAGAATTTCTGAAAGATTTGGTGGGGGTGTATCGAACTGTATCTCATCTGCACCTCCTGCAATCGTGTAATCGTCTGGGTCTTGTACAGCACCGTTAATGGTTACAAGTATAGCAGTAGACGATATACCGTTTGTTGAGAATGTTAAAGAGAAGTTTTGTTCAACACCATCCCCTGTAAATTTATTAAAGCTAGGAACTAATCCTGTACCAGATAACGAAGAACTTACAACGGCATCTACATAAGCTTTTGAACTAGCATCAGCATCAGCAGTAGGCGTACCTAAACCAGTGACTTTGTTCCCGCCCATCGCTAGATCACCGGACATTGTATCACCACTCTTGCTTACTCGTAGTGCGTCTTGTGTATCTACATAGTTCTTAGTAGCAGCGTCTTGTGCGTCTACTGGGTCTGCTACATTCTTTAATCTTTCATTCTTTACATCCCATCCAGTACCACCTTGTTCTTTTTGTAGGGACGCATCATTCAGTTCAGCTATCTCCTCAGCAAGATAACGGTTGTGTAGATATGCTCTATCTAGTTCACTCTCAGTAAGTACTGAACCATTAACAAAGTCTACAAGGTTCGTGTCCGGCTGGCTCTTTCTCCGTATGCGTACTATTTCCCCACCTACTAAAGGGGTTATTGGATTACTAAGAACTATCTTTTTAGTAGAAGTTAAATCAATAGTAAAGTGAATGTTTAATGTCTGCGTTACACCATTGACTGTAACTACTACATGCTCGTCTTCTAGATAGTCAAAAGAAAAAAGAAAGTCTGTTTGCCCTTCATCTGCTTCGTAGTCTACATAGGTGTTTGCCATGATAATATATTATTAACTATTGAGTTAGGAGTTCAAGCACTTAGTCACTGAGTTGCATTTGAGGGTTAGCATCTAGTAGTTCGTCTAAGTTTTCTTTTTTAAGAACTTCATCGAAAGATATAGGTCTACCTGTTAAAACAGATCGTTCTTCAGCTTCGTCTAATACTTGCCTTAATGTTTTGTTTGGACCATATTTGTTGTATTTTGCTGTGCCTTCCTCGTTTTCATCTTCACTAACAAACTCATCCAACCATATAGTACCCTCTTTATTGCCTTTGTTTTTTAAAATATTACGAGCGGTTTTTTTGTATGCTTCATTAAATATTTTGTTTAAGTCTTGCAAAGCTGGGTTGGAAACGGAAGTTTCATCTATAGTACCTCCCCTACCCTCGGAACCCTTTTCGTATTTTTTCCTCCAGTTACGATTTCTAATTTTATTTAAAACCTTTTGATCTAAATCACTCTTTTTAAGTTCTTGATAAAACCTGTAGTGCAAAGTTGTTCCTTTATTATCTTTAAACTTATACATATCAAGACTGTTAATAGTAGGCATATTTTTAGGAGGCTTTACTAATTCTCCATATACATCTTTTTTGTATATAATATCAAACTCATTCAAACCTTCATCTCTAACTGGAGCCATTCTTAAAAAAGTATTTAATGGAGTTTTAGTAGATACTTCATCGTGACCAAAATGATCTGTCTTTTTATTTCCAGTAGGATTATGCCCAAACGTATTGTATATAGTTCTATCCATAAAAGAACCACCTCTAAGTTCTTCTAAGTTTCCATCTTCAAAATAAAGCTTTAAAACTTTTCTTATTTGAGATGTAGGTATAAATATAAAAGAAGACAACCAATCAGCTAAGACTGAATACATCTGGTCATCATCTCCGCTACCTAGCTTTTCTATAGATTTAATACCACCAGCTACAGGCACTTCTTTAAATAGCTCTTTGGTAGAATTTATAACTAAATTTAAAATAGATTGTTCTTTATTTAAAAGAGGAACCCCTTCGTCGTCAGTATACTCCCTCATTTCGGTGTACATAGCAATGTCAGCACCTATAGCAAAACCTATAGATAATGGAAAAAATTCTTTGTACGACCAACCCTCAATGGTGTTTGCTTTGTTTTTAGGGTTAGCCTTTTCAAATTGTTTTTTCTGTTCTGGTGTCATCCAGGCTAAAGTTCCTACAGCTATACCAGCGGCTCCAGCCCCCATACCAGAAGCTATCATACCGCCCCCTACTAAAGCATCTGTTATAGCGTCTCTATGATAGGCCACTCTTCTTCCTTTTAAATCGTTTAATTTCTGCTCTAACTGTTCTTTACTTTTTTGCAGCTCAATCCTTTCGGACATGGTAGTTTCTTCATTGCCTATTTGATTGTCTTTATTTGCAATATCTCTTTCTACCTTTTTAATTTTTGAGTTATAAGGATTAAGCACACGAGCCTGCGTGGCAGGTATTAGCGGAACTCCCACCCTTATGGACCTTCCAGCACCTCTTGCTACTACGGTTAATATAGGAGTTAATAAGTGTATGAGAGCGTCAGCCATTTGACTTTCTTTATCTCCCCTCAATTCCCTAACGAACTTGAGTATTTTATCAGCGATAGGCGTAGCTATCTCACTAGTATCTAAGTTTGCTACATTAGAATCCATTAACAATTCTTTATTAATAGTGTCTGTAGCTGTGGCATTAACGCCTTCTTGGCTTAAAATTTCAAGACCCTGATCTGTTGTCCACTTTCTTTTGTAAATCTCTGCTGCTAATTCAGCTGCTTTTTGGGGGTCATTAGGCATAGCTTTGTAAGCATCTTTAAACGCTTCAGACATTAACTCAGCTCTTAATAACTGTCTTTTAAAAAGCTCATCAATAGGCATTATACCACGCAAAGGTAGTTTCATAAATTCATTTACCATTTTACCTATAGGCATTCTAGCAAATATATGTTGAACTCCTTTTATTTCTTCACCTCTTAATCTTTTTCTTCTAGCCTGATCTTCGGCTGCTTGTAATAATTTAACAGGATCACCAAAAGAAATGTCACCAGTTAATCTGTTCAAACCAGTAGCTCCAGTAGCTCCCTCTAAATTTTTAGCAGTCAACGCTACAGCTCTGCCCGTACCTTTCCAGTTCTTCAATCCTTCCTTTAGTCCGAAAAAATTAGCTTTAAAAGTTAGAGCTGCTTCTTTAGCCCGTCTAGATTGAGAACCTCTAAACTCTTGACTGCTCATTAAATCGGCCATAGGTTCCGCAAGTAGTTTAGCGAATTGTTTAAAAGAACTAGAAATACCACCTAAAGCACTAGCTACAACAGAACTGGTTTGATGAATCATTCCCAATACACGGTTGTCCGCCCATTGTCGAATAAATCTAGCTACTTTAGTTTCTACATCTCGTTGAGCTGCAAGTGTTGCTTGTCTTTTAGTTGCTTCGTAAATACGCTCTATTCTAAAACTATCTACAGTTGCGTCTATATCTTTAAGGAAAGCCCGCATTCTACTGTCAGACTCTCTTATCTTACGCCTCAACTCATCGTTACTAGATATTTCTTTTGGGCCAGTTGGTTTAGGTTCTAAGTGTGCTCGTATCTCTGATACAATACCCTTCCCCTCCATCTCGGCTTGTCTAGCTAACTGCTCTCTTAATTCTTTTTTCTTTAATGCTTCAGCTTCCAGCTTATCGTAAAACTTTATTTTTTTATTAGTCTCTAACAATACCGGATCAGTTTCTTCTAAATTTCTACCTTCTCTTTCAGCTGCTCTTCTATCTAAATCATCATCATCTGCGAAACGAGCTCTTCTAGCTTCTAAACGTTTTTGTGCTACAGCCCTTCTTTTCCTGATAGCTTCTAACATCTTAGCTTCCTGAAATTCTTGAGTCATTTCTAACCTAGCTCTATCAATCTCGTCGACACGCTGACGCATATTCCTACGAAGAAAAGCGATCTGTTCGTCTAACTCAGCTATAATACCTGCTGATTTTTTAGGACCAGTAGGTTTAGGTGTTACTTCTGCTCTTTGTGCTCCGAGAGGTCCAGTCTCCAATTCAAGCAGCCTAGCTCTTTCAGCATATTTTTTCTTTAATGTTATTATCTGCCGCCTAGCTTCTTTATAGTAAGCTATC